GTGTTCTGACCCAAGTCAGCTTCCATCATAGTGATGTTAGTTTCTATCTGATTCAAGCGTTCAATAATACCAAAGTACGCCCACGTTGCTATAGAAGCAGCAGCAACCATGCTTATTATGTTACGTAGTGGTAACGCAACTTCTGTATTTTCACTGACTCTCGTTGGCATCAGCTACTACACAAAAACATTTATCATTTGGTTTTTCAAAGCCGTGTTCAGTCAGAGCCATGTGACAGGCTGACATGGCATCGTGCATCGAAACAACTTTGGCATCCATCTCCCACACTGATGGTTCAGCAGTAAGGATGATGCAGAACATAGCTACCTTAAACATTATGCTGTCTTCACAAGACCGATTTGTTTAAAAAGTTCTTTTTTCATTTCTTTTGTAAAAGCTGTGCCGCCTTTTGTATGCACCACTACTTTATCATCAGTTATAGCATCGTATACTGACATAGGCTTTTCTGCACTAGATGCTGCTTTACGACCTCTTTTTTTATCAGACATGTTATCTTGTCTCCGTAGAACGCATAGCACCGCGTGGTTGAACTTTGCCACCATACATTTTTTGAGATCGGCGATAATCTGCATAATCAGATGCACTGCTGAAGTAATTAGGTATTTCAATACCCTGCTCTTTGTATATGTCCCTAATATTATCTATGTTATTTTCGTAATATTTTTTGTGCATACGGGTAGGAGCACTTGGCGGGAACGGTTTGGCTATATCCTTTATTGGTTCGGGTTTCTTTTTCCGTTTCAAGCTAATCTGACTTAGTCTTGAATCATACATACTTCCCATCTAAAATTCTCCTGTCCTCATAGCATCTGAAAGTATAGATGCCCGTCGGCCTACCTGTCGTGCCCAACGCGAATCCATCATTTCCATACTTGCAATATCAAACCTCTGCTCTTCTATTGCCGACCACATCTTTTTAAATTTACACAAGCGAGGAACGCCCATATTAAATGCCATGTCCATAAGTATAAGCTGACGAACCGCATCTAAATCTTCCACGCATTTGTGAACTTTGCACAATTCGTTTTCTACAATCTTAATGTCATTTAAAGCAAGGTAACGTGCATCAGCTTCTGTTATACCATGTTCATATACCACATCCATACTTGGTATATCCATGTGATCTAGCTCTTCTTTGCTAATACCTCTGTCTTTTAAGTTACGACCAATACCGATTGTATCAATACCAAGCGTGTCTTGATAGACTTTAAGAACCATACCTTCATGTTCGATAAGCTTATTTAAGAAATGCGACTCGTTGTACTTCATAGTTTTCTGCCCTTCCCACGGATGATTAGCAGTATTCTCCATTTTGAATATGGACATTATATTTCCATAGCTCCTATGATACCGCACTTATACTCAACAGACGCCCACGAACCGTCCTTTGGAATGTCTTCATATATTTGTTTGTAACGAAGGCATTCGTTCTCTTTGTCGAACCATTGAACAGTTTGATTGAAACATTGACCGTTAGGTGTGCACACAGTCAATACCAACGACCAAATAATTACGTTCATTGTTTCTTTGCTCTGTTTTCCTGACCCATCCAGATGCCGAATATACCAGTCATCACACCCATGATAACTGAAACAAACGCACTTTGTTGCATGGTAGGGTCAGGAATATTCATAAACCATTCAGCGCACCGCCAAGACATTGCTATACTCGCAATCATAGTGAGACGAGCAATAGCATTGTATTCAATTACGGCTTTTAACCACTGGCGCATTTACCTGCGTCTACGTATAGCACGTCTTATACGACGTGGTGGACGTGG